AAGAAAAATACTATTATGGAACTATAACAGTACCAGACTTAGAATTTGGAAATAATAAGAGACTTAGTGGTGAATTAGAAGGTTATATTTTGAAGGTCGGTGAACAATTGATTCCTTATTTTGAAAGAGAAGGATATGATATATTAGAGTATTGTAACGGTTTAGAATATGAGTTGGACAATTTTTTAGAATATGTCGTAAATACGATAGAAGATGAAAAAACCGTTGGATAAAATTAATATATAATAAAAAATCAATTAAAGTTCTATGAAAATAGTTAAAAATTATAGTGACTTCGTAAGTAAAATCAACGAGTCAAATGAGCCAATCGAAGCTCCAGTTGAATCCACAGAATTAGAGGCTGGTCTACAAGCTACTGAAGAAATGGAAGAAAAAGACCCAAGTAACATTGTTGACTCTTCTAATGAATACGAAGAAGAAGAAGGTAGTCAGTATGAGGGTACTGTTTTGATGAAACAGCTAGCAGATGCTTTAGGAGCTGAAGTAGTTAATAATGAGATTAACTATGAAGGTCATAAAATTAACTATTTTTCAGAAACAGAATCTTTTCATGTTGACAAAAAGAAATTTGATTCAATGGAAGAAGTTTTAGATTTTCTAAAGTCTGATGTTGTTGAGAAAGAAGCTGTAATGGAATCTAAAAGAAACAAAAGAAGAAAATAATTGATTTAATATTAGGATATAAAAAAACCTCTCAAATTTGAGAGGTTTTTTGTTTTTAAGAGTTGATCTGTTCAATAGGAGGTTCTTGTGTAAGAGTTTCTTGTGTAGGAGTTGAAGTAGTTTTATTAGTTGCGACTTTTCTGATGCCAAGTAAAGCTGCGCCAATAGTAACAAATACAATTGATTGAGTGATGATGTCTACTGAATGTGAAAGCCACATTTTATCTATACACCCAAGTAAAAAACAGATAGAACCAATAACACAAATAAGCCATCCACTAAAAGCAGTTGCTGATGTTTTACCGTTGTCGTTGGAAAACATTTCAGCCCATGAAAATTTCGAAATATTTGATAACATAAACAAAAGTTATTTTTAGATATATATAAAATATGGAAGTAGAAAAAATTTGGATGTTAATCCATAATGAAAGAATTTAAAATATTAAAAAATCTTTATAAATCAAAGCACGAACATTTCTTATCAGTAGATTTTGAATTTTATAAAAAGTATAAATGGCTAATTAGATTAGCTGTCATATTCAACTCAGAATACATTAGTTGTGAAATTTTTAGAAGAAAATACAAATTTCATCGTAATATTGTTATTGTTGGCCTAAAATGGGGCGGAAAAAATGTCAAAAGACGAACCAGTGGTTTTGCTAAAGAATTCTTAGAACATCACAGAAATCCTAAATGTATTTATTGCACAACGATATTAAATCAAGAAAATGCCACTTCTGATCATATTATACCTATTTCAGATGGTGGTAATAATACTCAAGTAAACCTAATAGTCTGTTGTAAAGATTGTAACAACGAAAGAGGAAATATGGAGTTCAATCAATATTTGAAAACCAAAAATCCTAAGTATAAAAATATTAGGTATCCTTTTGTTTAAATGACTCATTTGAAAAAAAGAATCGAGAAGAAATCTGTTATTTCCGTAGATAAAATCGATGATAAATTTTGTTTTAGTATTGAATGTGTTGGAACAAAATACCAAGTAATATTCTCAAGTAATATTGATTACTCAAATTTTGATGTTAAAAAGATTGACAATGACTTGATAAATATACTGATAAATGGTCTTTTGTCAACAGAAGATTTTGTAGATAATTTTTTAAGAATTGAAAACAGAGAAAAATCTCTAAGATTATTAATTTAAGATTTTACTTTCCAGTTTTGAAATTTTTTCTTTTCTTTTCTTGGTAACCATCTAATATCTAAAATGTCTTTTGAGAAGTAATTTTCTAATCTTAATTTATTATAAGGATTTGGTACTAACTCAGCGAGTTTATTTAAGTCTTTAACTTTACTGATTCTATAAAGTAATTGATAAGGATCGTTAGATTTCTTCTGATCAACTATGTCTTGAAACAGTTTTTTCCAAAGAAAAATGGGAAAACCTTCTTTTATCTTCAACTCAGATTTATCGAATCCTGCTTTATCATTATCATAAAAATATTGTAGTTCGAGGTTATTAGACTCTAAGAACTTCATATCAGTGTTGACCCCAACAACGCCAATGCTGTTTGGATAAAAAAGTGAATCCAAATATCCTTCGAAGATAGTAACTTTTTCACCGAAGTCAACATTAAGAATGTTGAAATAATAAGAAAGCTTGTTATATATAACCAGGGAATTAATATCAATCTCGGTAATCTCATCCACCTCTTTGACCCACTTATAAAGTGTTTCGAAGTTGTAAATTTTGAATAACCTTCTTTTTCCATCTTTTAAATTTCTTATTTGTGCTCCTAAAACTTTTGAATTTCTTTTGTTCAAAAGAATTATAATAGGTTCATATCTATCAGAATTTAACCAATACTTTCCTTCATATATATTCTCATGTAGCTTTTCACCAATTCCTCGATTAACAAGATATTGATATACAGTTGAATTTTTAACAAGCGGTTTGAAATCAGTGATTACATTATCACCATTATTGAAAACTCTTGATATGTCTTCTAAATCTAATAACTTATCAAACTCAGTATCAATCAAATCATCTTCAGCGTCTCTGTATGAAACCGATTGACTTAAATGATTAATCATTTCAAGTTTTTTATCAGGATCAATTCTGATATTAAAGTCTTTAGTCAGTCTGTCGAGGTTGGTTTTTTTACCACAGTTAAAGCATACATAGATAAGTTTATTGAACCAAATATTACCTCTTTTTTTGAACTCGGATTTACCATCTCCACAATAAACACAACAGAAGTTCAACCTATCTAAGTACTCATGTACAATTCTTCTATTTTTGGAAGTAAATTGTGCATTCAGTATTGACTGAACTATATCTTTTATGTATTTTTTATCCATCGTATTTCTTTTTGGTCATAAGGTACAAGAAAATTAATATATATCCTATGAAATATTTTTCATATGAAGAATGCAAAGAGTATCTAAAGGATTTTGATATATTATCATCTTACCAATTTTATATATTAGCTAAGAAAGGAAGTTTTGATGAGAAAGTAAATAAAAGACCATATGAATTTTACAAAAGAAAACATGAATGGATTTCGTGGACCGATTTCTTATCTAGTGATGGTAAAAGTAAATATTTAGAATTCCGTGAAGCTAGAGACTATGTAAGAACACTGAAATTGAAAAATCAAAAAGATTGGTGTAAGTGGTGTGTAAATAAAGGAAGTATAAAAATACCTTCAAATCCAAGCTCTGTTTACAAAGAATGGGTATCACTTGCTGATTGGCTAGGCCTAAATAGCTTTAAAAATTTGACAAATATCAATTATTTAAGATATGATGATTGTAAACTATTTATAAAACAAAATTTTAATATCAAAAATAGAAAACAATGGTTATTATTAGATAGAAACATACTACCAATCAATATTCCTAAAAGACCAGATCATGTTTACAAGAAAGATGGCAAATGGATTAACTGGGAAACATTTTTGGATTCTCAAATGTCACCTCTTACAAAATCTAAACAATTTTTAGATTATAAATCAGCAGTGAAACTACTTAAAGAATTAAATTTGATTGATAGATTTGAATACCTCAACTATATCAAAAAAAATAATATTACCTTTTTACCAAAAAGACCAGAATATGTTTATCGTAGTAATTGGTCCGGCTACTTAAATTATCTTACCAGCGATGGTAATAAAAAGTCAATTGGTGAGAAATTGATCAAAAGATTTCTAGAAGAAAAAAATATAGAGTTTGAAACTGAAAAGAAATTCATAGATTGTAAAAATATAAACAAGCTACCTTTTGACTTTTATATTCAAAAACTAAATCTTTGCATTGAATTTGATGGAGAACTACATTTTAAGCCTTGCGTATTATTTGGAGGTGAGAACACTCTCGAGAGAATTAAAAGAAACGATGAGATAAAAAATAACTATTGTATAAATAATAACATTCATCTACTTAGAATATCTTATAAGAATAAAGATAAAATTTCAGAAATTTTATCTAATTTTTTTCAAAAAAATTCATTATATTTGTAATATGGTAAATAAAGTTAAGTTCACAGAAGGACAGTCAGTTATTTGTATTATCAACAGTAGAGCCACTCTAACTGTTGGTAAAGAATATACAATTGAACATGTAAATGATTATGATGATTACATTGATCTCGATATTAGGAATGATGAAGGAGAGATCTATTCGTATTCTCATATCAGATTTATTGATAAAAATGAATTTAGACAATATACGATTAACCAAATTACAAAATAATGACAATAGTTGATTTTTACAAAGAATTATCAAGAGTTCTCACCAGAAAAAGAGAATATCTACTCACCAAAGATGAAGCAAAGAAAAAAATTCTTTCTCTTTTAGAAAAAGCAGAAGAATCAAATCTTGAAATCAAAATTGATATTGATCATATTTTAGATGATTCCAATATACTTTTACTCGATGATGAAAGATCATTTGAGTATCGAGACGAAGACGATTCTTCTTCATATGAAGACTATGATTCATCTTATTAAAACAAAAATATATGTTAATAGTTGGCTCTGCTGCACTTAAAAATAATTTTCCCGATATTGATAGAAAGATCAAAGATATTGATTTGATTGGTGGTCAAAGTGATATTAACTATCTTATCAATACTTTGAAACCAACTAAGGTCAAGTCGACTGAATATTTAACAACCTTAATTGGAGTTCAAAATAAATTCGGTATTTGGATTACTGACAATGTTGAAATTCTAAATTCAGATAATTCAGAATCATTAAAAAAATATGTTGAATATGATTCAAAGAACAAAGCCGAAAATAAATTAAAATATGCTTCTAATGAAGTTTTATTTTCTATAAAGAAAAGCCACATACACTTTCCAATTAAATTTGATAAACACATCCAAGACTACTGTTTGTTATATGATAAGTTAAATGGTCTTGATATTTTAGAAACAATTACTAAAATTAATTTCAAAGAAACCGAATTAAGAATAGGTAAGTTAAAAACACCTTCTCTCAAAAAGTCAACAAAACAATTTTTTGGACAATCGGATGGATTTGTTAAATCATTTTTCATACATGATGATATACATCGAGTTATGTCACACTATGATAAACCTTTGTACGAAATGATGCAAAATAATTCCGAACTGGCTATGTGTGAAAAAGAAATGTGGAATGAATTTTCATTTGAACAAAAGTGTAAATGTGTTTTAGAAGAAGCTTATGTAATTGCACTTGAGAGAAAAATCCTACCGATGTTATTTGGTGGTGGTAAATACTCATCATCACAAGATGCATTAGATTGGTCTCTAATGAGAATTTGTACGACTCTTTGTTCTGGTTGGTTTAGACAGTTTGCTACTGATAATTACTTAAAGATAAAAGATTTTATTGATTCCAATTATGTAGAAAAGTTCTTACAAGCTTATCAAGACAATAGAATTGAAAAATTACCTTAAACAAAAAAAGAGTCTTTCGACTCTTTTTTTTATTTGAAATTTTTAAGTGTTCTTGCTAACACTAATTGTTTTTGTTTTCTTCTATCAGTTGCACTTAATTGAAGACCTGGTTTTTCTTTATCTTTATCTTTTTTCTTTAAGTCAGATAGCTCATCAGCAATTTCTTCCATAGATATTTTTTCTGATTCACCTTTCTTCATCTTCTTTCTTAATGCACCTGGTCTTTTAATAGCGTCTTGAATCCACTTGTCGCCTTTAGCTTCATTAGTTTCTTCTTCTTCTCTACAAACTCTACATATCATCATTAACTCTTCATTAGGACAAGTTTCAAGTTCAGCCATTTCATAACCACAACTACATAGGTAATTACACATTTCTTCTCTTGACATCTCTGTTTCGTATGAGTGAGTCTCATTGGTTTCGTTAGTCTCTTCAGCCATGCATACTTTACACATCATCATTAACTCTTCATTAGGACAAGTTTCAAGTTCAGCCATTTCATAACCACAATTACATAAGTAGTTACACATTTCTTCTCTGGACATTTCAGACCCATATGATTCAAAAGTCTTTAGGTATTTCATTTTCTTAATTATTTTTTTCTTTTGTAAGCAAATTCTTTATACAAATCTTTTAATTGACCAACTTGATTTTTAGTCAAATTATGATAATCATCTAATGGTCTATCTTTTGAATTTGGATATAATCTTTGAGTCATATTTGCCCATTTAGTAAACGGTATTACTGAATTTTCTAAACCAGGTGCTTGATAAGAAGCTTCTTCAGTGAAAGTTCTTATCTTTTTAGTTATATCACTTGGATCTTTTGTTCCTTTAACTGTTATTTTAAAAATATTTGAAAATCTTTCATGATGAAGGTTTTCAACTAAATCTTCAACATGTTTTACATTTTTTACATCATCGTCAGAAAAACCAATAACACCTACCCAATTCTGATTAGTAATTCTTTTTAGCTCTTCTACATGAGAATCCATTTCATCGATAAAAAGTAACAAAGCATCTTCTTTTGCTTTTTCTGGATTTGACGGAGAACCACCTCTTGATGGAGCTGAAACACCAATAAAGTGACAGCTATCTAAATAAGATGATACTAGTGGGTTTTCAGTTGGTTTTCCTTTCAATATTCTTGGATAGTCTTCACTGTCAATTAAATTGAAAAGATATCTAAACTTCAGAATATTATTATACATACTGTATAACTCATCATCGGTCAATTCGTTATCAATGATCCATTCTACACCTTTTCTCATAGTTTCTGATTCGTGACCACGAGCTGTGATGATTGAGAATATAGAGCCATTTGATAAACATTCTATAAAGTCATTCCAACTTGGACCAAATCTTTCTGCCATAACTGCTTTCTTTACATCTTCAAGAAATACAGCGTCACCTTTAGGACCTGTATCTCTGAAGTTAGAAAATGCTAATTCTGGTTTATTATCTGGCATTCTGTAGTTTTCTATATCATTTCTGACTATAGCAAATTCAGAAGTAGAAACCTCAACAGGAATCCAATTATCACCATCCTTTTTCTCTAATTGAATAACAGTTGGCATATTTAATATGTTGTCATCCCAATCTAAAGCATAGTAGAATAAATAATTAACATCTGAAGATGTCTGAAATTTTTTAATCATTTAGATTAATATTACTTTTTTCTGTTCTTAATGAAACTTGAGAAAGACTCTAATTTACCTTCCTCTTCCTCTTCTTCCTCTTCCTCTAGTTCCTCAGCTTCTTCTTCCATCTCTTCCATTTCATTCTCTTCCTCTTCTTCTTGAGCTTCTTCAAAGTCATCTTCTTCTTCACCAAAAGGCATTACTTCTTCAGTATCCTCTTCTTTTTCCATAGGTGCGCCAGTTTCAAGAGCAAACTCTTCAATAACCTCATCATCTTTGTGAGCAGAAACTATAATTTTTCCTTCAAGTTCTTCGATTTTGATTTCAAAACCATTTACTTCGATAGTTGTTTTCATAATTTTACAAATATTTTTTATTATATATTAAATCTGGAAATCTCTTTTTTAAATCAAACTTTATCAATAAAAAATAGTAGAAATCAAAATAAATTAAATTATGTCAAATAGAGATTTTAGAAATTTTGCTACAAAGCACCTCAACATAAACAGTAACTACTATGACTCTTATGCTAAAGTAGGATATACTCAACATGTTTTAGATGACGCAACAGAAGGTATCATGGTAGATATTTTCTCTAAACTAATAGAGAGTAGAATTATATTCCTATGCACCGACATCAATACAGATAGTTGTAACATTATCAAAGCTCAATTATTATACTTAGAACAATTAGATCCAAAGAAAGATATCAAAATTTATATTGATTCACCTGGTGGGGATATTTATAGTGGACTTGGTCTATTAGATACTATGGATTATATCGGACCAGATATTGTAACAGTTAATACTGGTCTAGCAGCTTCAATGGGATCTATCTTACTTGCTTGTGGCACAAAAGGTAAAAGAAAGTCTCTTAAAAGAGCTAGAACAATGATTCATCAGCCTTTATCGGGTAGCTATGGTTACTCTCAAGCTTCAGATGTAGAAATCGATGCTCGTGAAGTAAACTCTTTGAAAAGAGAACTTTACGAGATATTAGCAGAAAGAACTGGACAAGTTTATTCAAAAATTGAAAAAGACGCAGATAGAGATTATTGGATGACTGCGGAAGATGCTCTTAAATATGGAATAATCGATGAGATTATCAAAAAGAAATAAACAAAAACCCACTTTTAAGTGGGTTTTTAATTTTAGTTAGTTTTCTTTGGTGTTGGCTTTCTTCTTCTAGGTTTAGAGTTGTTATTAGTCTTTTGTTCACCTTGAGGTTGATTTGGTTTTTTACGAGACCTAGATTTGATATCCTTAACCGTTTCAGTTGCTTTTTCTTTTGTCTTAACAACTTTTTGTTCTACTTTTTTCTCAACTTCTTCGATTTTTGCCTCAACTTTTTCTTCTACTTTTTCAATCACTTCTTCAGTTTTATCAGCTAAAGTTGATATTTTTTCACGAATTTGATCATCTTGTTTCTTTACTTGATCTTCAAATTTATGAATTTGTTGCTCAATCTTAGCTTCTACTTCTTTAACTTTAGTTTTACCTAATCCAAAGAAACCTAAAATTGAATTCTTGATTTTTTTGAAAAATTCCATAGTTTCTATTTTTTATTTTATATATCAAAAGACATGACTTTCCTTCTGAATAAACATAGATTATTTTAATACATATAAATAATATGAATTTTCGGTACGATTCAAATGACGAAAAATTAGTTGTCTCTTCAGCAACTCGTGTAGAATATCACCAAATCAATATTTGGCTTACTCGACATGTTAAGGGATATAGATTTATGCCTGCTTTTAAAATGGGTGTATGGAATGGACAACAATCTTACTTTGATAACGGTAAAGTTAATCTTGGTCTTTGGCGAGAGTGTTATAAAGCTTGTAAAGAAATTGGAGTTACATTTAATATCGAAAACCGTGATGAGTTTCCATTAAACAGAGAGGTTACTTTAGAATCAGTTACAAATTTTTGTAAAGAATTCTTCAAAGATCACAAAATGAAAGATAAAAAGACTGGTGAGTGGATACCATTTATGCCTTATGATTATCAAATTGAAACTGCTTATAAAATTCTAAAAAATAGATATTGTATGGCCGAAGTAGCTACTTCTGGTGGTAAATCTTTAGTCATTTCAATTGTAATGTTTTATGTATTAAGAAACATGGACGAAAATGCAAAATTCTTAATAATAGTTCCTTCAATAACACTTGTTACTCAGTTTTATGAGAACATCATGGAATATAATTATGGATTTAATTACCTAGCTAAATATGGCGATAAAGTAGAGTTCAGAGATCATATGATTGAACCTATTTTAGACGAAAATCCAAACTATAATCCTTGTCATATTAAACTTGAAGAGATAATGTCAGATAGACCTAGAAAGTATACTGGACCTTCTCAACCAAATATTTATGTTGGATGTTATCAATCACTTGAAAAATGGCCTAAAGAATTCTTTCAACAATTTCACACAGTCGCCTGTGACGAAGCACACGGTGCAAAAGCTACAACTTTAACACAAATACTGAAAAGAACTTTCAAACATGCCTATAATAGATTTGGAGTTTCAGGAACATTTCCAAATGATGAGACCCTGGAAATACTTACTATACAATCAGTTCTTGGTCCGAAAGTTACTCAAATTGAAGCCTCGACCTTAGTTGATTCTGGTACAATTACTCCTATGAACATTAAAGCTGTGGTATTGAATCATTCAACTGGTGAAATAAATGAAAGGCTTAATTATATAAGAAAAATGGGAGCTGGTGCTGATGCTTTTAGATATGAAAAAGAATTTATACAGAACTCAGATAAAAGATTAGAGTTTATTAAGAAACTAGTAGATAAGTGTGATTCAAACACTCTATTACTATTTCACACAATTGAATATGGTACTAAAATATTTGAAAAACTTAAACAAGAAATCTCCAATAAAGACTTTTATTATATTGACGGAGAAGTCAACAACAAACAAAGAGAGTTTATAAAAAAAGAAATGGAGAAGACTGATGGTAATGTCAAGGTTCTAGTGGCGAGCTATGGCACATTAAGTACAGGTGTCTCAATAAATGCTATATTTAATGTAATTTTTGCAGACTCATTCAAATCAGAACAAATAATTATACAGTCTATTGGTAGAGCTCTCAGAAAACACGATCAAAAGAAAATAGCTACAATATTCGATATTGTTGATGTGTTTGATCCTAAAGAAATGAACAATATTTTATATAAACATTTCTTAGAAAGAGAGAAGTTCTACAAGAAGAGAAAATACCCTTATAAAGTTATAAAGATGAATTTATAAGTCTCTCTCTAACATTAGCGTGTAGTTGAACTTATTTCCGTATCTGTTCTTATGTTCTTGACAAAGGTCAAAAAACTTCAAATGTTCAGACTTCTGTGAGAATACCTGACAGCCTTCACTCCAGTTATCTACAGTTCTACCACCATTATATCCTAAATGTATATACATCGCTGCTGTACCTTCACCTTTTTTAGTATAAGTAATAGTATCAGTTGGATTAGTGTCTCTATAAAATTTTTGTGCACCAAGTGTTTTCATTGCTGGAGCGCTGTGATAATCACCGATCGTATACAAATTAATATACTGAGCCTCCATTAAAATACCCATACCACCACGACCTAACATCATTTGTGATTGTTTTACATTTAATTTAGAGTTTTTATCTTTTTTAAATTTCCACTTACCGTCTTTTAGGACGTCGACTCCATTATAGAAGCCAGGCATAGTCGAAATCTTAAATTTGTAAGTTTGCCAATTACCACTAGTATCCTTGAAAAATAAAAACAAATCATCTTTGAAAGCATTTGAATATTTCTGTCCTTCATATTGTCTTCTAATTCCGACAATATTTGCTTCGAAAGGTCTAGTCAAAATCTTGTATTTTTTCTTTTCCATCGCTTTCAGAATATTATTCAAATCTGGATTTACAGTTACTTCAACTTTTGGTGGTTCTTCTGTTTTTACTGCATTTTCTACTACGCCTTTTTCGTCAACAGAAGTAGTCAAGTCACCCTCAGGAGTATCAGTTGAATTACCACTTTGTGGAAGGAATGCTGGCCTTTCTTTGACAACAGTTTCATTTTCTTTAACAGTTGATTTCCAAGTGTCACCCAATTGTGGATCACAAACTCTATCTAATTTATTAACATACTCGTTGTCCACGATATTAACATGATGTGAAAGAAATTTAGGATCTTTCAAAGCTTTGTATTTAGAAATACACTGAATCAAATCAGGATTTGCAACTACTGGTGCTCCCAAATTACCAAGATATGGTCCTCCTCTTGATCCAAGTAAATTATCTAAAAATTCATCAAACCAATCCAGAAAGTGATTACCTAAAATTGCTTGTTGATTAGCAGTAGATGTTCCTAAATTCAATGTTCCAAAATTATCTTTTAGATTTACATCAATATTAGTATCGGTTATGTTGATATTGTTAAACTTGTAGTCTATTTTAAGACCTTCATTATCGTTTGAATATATTTGTGTTTTATGATCAAATAATAAAGTTCTCATTGATAGGTAATCAGATTCACCCAAAGACTCTAACTTCTTTTCTAAATTAACATTATAATGTTCTGCACAGATATACTCTGGTTTATATTTATTGCCTTCATCAAAAACAACTGATAGGACTTTTCCTTTTTCTGGAACAGTAAATCCATTTCCATTTAAGTCTTTCCAAGGTGACGCCCAAGGAATGTCTTCAACCGGTATATCATCGAATATATTAAATACTCGAACTCTACATCTACCTAATTTTTTTGGATCTTTGTTGTCTTCAACAACTCCTATGTAAATATGTTTTCTTAATGCTTCTTTTGACATAAATTATTCTCCTGGATCACTGAAAAAACTTTTTATAGAACTACCTACAAAATTTCTCGCAGCATTTATTGCATCATTAGCTAGTGGTATGTTATACTCAGAATAAACATTTGTAGGTGCACTCATTCTACCAGCACCTGGTATGGCATTCCTTATATTATCTAAAGTTTTATTTAGTAATGAAGCTTGAGCAATTATTTGTCTGTTTGCCTCATTTATGACTGCATTTGTCAAATCTTTTTTGAGTGTTTGAGCAGCTTTCTTTAGTTTACTTTTTCTTGACTCTGACTCTTTTACAACTTGTAATGGTCCTGTTCTTGGTGTTGGTGTTGGATCTGGTTCACCAGTCGAGGAATAAGCATTATAATAAGGCAGAGGATAATAAGGTGTAGCATTTGTTATTGTGTTGTTCTGAATAGTTGAATTATTCGTTGAACCAGAAGTAATCGTATTTGTGTTAATGTATCTATTATCATTAACATATTCCATTTTACCATAGTTTCCCAATACTTCTTCAAATGAAAGTCTACCAAATTTCATGGTTGAATACTTAAAGTTAAATTTAATATCATATTTGTCAATCGCTTTGATATTACTCATATCGATTGAATCACCGTGTGGTAGGTTCTGAAAAAAGAATTGACACTCATATAGTGTGTAAGTGTACTTTGAGATCAGATCTGAATAAACTTTTGCGTCTTTCCCTTTATTTGAAATTACCTTATTATACTTTCTGACTTCTGTTATTTCAATATCAACATCAAATCTTAATAAATTTTCAGGTATAATTTGTTTACCATTAATCCTTGACCAAGAAAGACTTTTGTAAAGAGATGCCAAGTAACCTATATTTTGTGACACATCTTCGTTAAATTCTAATGTTATAAATTCATTTCCATAATCTACAAATGACTTTATTTTATTACTATCATTTGATTCAACCAAAGAATTCAACCCACTAAGGTTTCTCATGTAATAGGTTTTGACACCATTTTGATTAAGAAAATCTGGTCTTCCTGAAGCGGATGGACTATCATTTTTTATGAATCTAACAAGTTGTTGTTTAAATTTGTTTAGAACATCTAATCTACTTGCAATTTCAGAATTACCTATATTACCAAATCCAGTTATAAAACTATCAATAGTACCATTGAAAAGAGGTGATTCATTCCATCTTATATAGATATCATAACCGTGCATTGTTGGATCTTCATTATCATCCCATGTTCTGATATATGAACCTAAATAAATGTCTTTTGTATTTGCTGGAATAGTTACTCCATTTTCAGATTCACCGACATTTATCTTTCTTCTATCACCAAGAGTACCATTTTGCTCCATGAAATAATCAAGAAGATGGGTGAACTGCTTTGCTGAATAGTCATTAAAAAAGTCATAGGTTTGAATTCTTGAGTCTAAATTATCATTAGGTGTTGTTGGATTCGAATTTTCATCATATGATACATATTCGTATTCTTCTCCTACTTTTTGAGGATCAGTAAATCCAGTTTTAAGTTCAATTCCGGGATAAGGTAAAAAATGAGCAGGTGTTGTCTCTGACCAATCACCAAGTGAACCTTCTAAATTAAGTGCACTAACTAATGGCACAGGAAAGGCACCACCAATAACATTTTGACTTGTACCTCTTTTTTGACCTTGTTCTGCGGATTTTTTTAATGCAGAAATTTGAGGATCATCTTGACCAAACAGTTTTTGTCCTTTATCATCAAAGAGTCCAAATGGCATTTTAGTAACTTAATTTTTATAGTGTATATATTAAGTCAGTAGCTCTCTTATTCTCAACCAATTCTTGAATCTTTCTCTGTAACCATTATATCCACCATTTACTCCTAAACAAATAATAGTTAAATTGACAAAGTTAGCATCATTCGCATTAAAGGCAGTTGCATAATTTTTACTTTTACCATTACCATACTGCTTTCCTTGTTTGTTAGACTCAGGCAAATTTTCTAATGAAGTGCCACCAAAATCAAATCCCTTTCTTATGTCCATCTTATCAGCATAATCATTCAAATTTCCTTTAGTCGAACCTAAAAGCCAATATCTTACAGATGTGAGTATTGTGTTCTCAATCTGTTCAGGAGTTGCTGCACCTTTTTTATGAGTTGCATTATCTGCCGCTACAACTGTAGTATCACTAATAAAATCTTTATTGAAGTATTCCCCAGCGCTTTTATAATTACTTCTACCAGTTAATTGAATAAGTCCTCTTCCTTTAAACTTTCTACCATCACCTGGGTTTGTATTACCTAAATCTTTTCTTCCTTCATAGGCTTCACCAGAAGCCAACTCACTACTATAAATAAGATAGTTTGTCTCAGCATTTACTTGTGATAGAAAAGCTGCAACTCTTTCTTTTGTTGTAATTTGATATTTAATCATTGCGTTTTTCATGGGTTCATAATACTGTTCAATGACTTTATCATTTACTTTTCCTTTATAGATAGATCTGAATATATCCTTAGTCAACGGAAATTTACTATCATCAACGGGTTGATTCGTCGATGAAGTAGCTCCAACTAAATTATCACCTGGTGTTTCAACTGGTGGTGTTGCATCAGTTGGATTTGTATTATCATTCGAAGTGGATGGTGAACCAGTATTCTCTTTAGTCTTTTTAGCTTGAGGTCCTTCTGACTTTAATTCTTCTGGTGATAATTCAAGTTCTCTTTTAATTAGTTTAACGATTTGACTATATTTACCATTTTGATATCTAAATTTAATATCTGTGATAAACCATTCACCACTCAATCTATTGTTTATGTGTGGTTGAGAAGGAGTAGATGCTTGATTTGAAATTAAAACATTAATCTTTTGAAATCTATAAATATTATAATTTGGAGACTGCATGTCTATTTCAAGTGATATCTTATCTAATTCTACTATATTTCTAATATTTTGCACATAAGAGTAGTGATAGTTTAAATGCATATTATCATCATCAATCTTACCCGTGTAAACTAAGTTTACATTTTGCTTATAAAAAGTCTCACTCTGAGGTGATCCTTTTAATATAATATTTTTATCACCTTCACTTGTGATAGAATCGACATCAAATACTAAAAAGTTCTTTTTAATTTGATCATAGAATTTCACTTTAGTTAAGTAACCTTCATCTAAAGAAATTGCTGTTGAGTTATTAATCACTCTATAGTCTCTGAAAAATGAGTTACTATTTTGCATAGAAAAATCATTAGTCAATAATAGAGATGCCACCTTATCTTGATCTTTAATTTTTGTAACTTCCTCAATACCTATATTAGCTACACCAAGCTCATTCTTAATATCTCTTGTTAATTCTTTTTCTAAGTCAACATAAGTTAAGTTATAATAAAAGTCAATATATGAAAGTAAATATGTCTCATCTGATTTATAAGAATTATCAACTATATTTTCAATAAACTCTATTATTCTTTCACCGGAATTTATCCAAGTCATTCTATCATTAGTATTATCAACATTACTTGCAAAACCAAGACCTATTTCAGATGCTAGTTGTTTTAATGCTTCAAAGCTTGTCATCTTCGACAATGACTTAAATTTTTTCACATATAGCTCATTTGCATCTACCAAACCAGTAATTGAATACATATCACCTATAACATTAAACTTCACGATTTTAAAGTCCATGTGAATTGGTTTTAATTGCTTACTTCTTGGATTTATGAAAATAGATATTTTAGTATCATCTAATGGAAAACCTTTGTCTTTCATTAAGTTTAGACTATCTCTAAAGTTTATAGAAATTTTAGGTAAATTACCAGAAGTGGAAAGTTGAAAGTATTCAATATCTCTTTGATGAATTTGATATGAATTATACCATATAAATGGAATATTACCAAAACTAAGAGCTATTTCTTTTCTTTGATCTTCTTGTGGTGGTAAATCAAATTTAATCTCTTTAGCCTTAATTGCTGGTTGAGATATATTTACTATACTTGGTTTTGGTGGCTCTTGCTTCTCAGTATTTGAGTTAGAAGTATTTGGGTCTTGACCAGTTCTCTCAGCTCTACTTATTTGTTCTTCCTGAAGTGGAATAGTTGCAGTCGGACCATCAGCATTTGATTGACTTGGGCCAATATTTGCAATTTGTTGTTGTTTTTGTATTTCAGCTGGTGATTGAGTAGGACCAGGTTGTGTAAGTGATAGTTGATTTACTATACTTTGATCTGGACCACTATTTTCTATAGAAGATGGTTGATTAACAGGATCTGGTTGAGTTTGAATGAGTTCTATTGGCAACTCTTGAGCTTTTCTTATTCTATATGTTATTTGATATCCGCCACCTTCATCTTGGGAAAAGGCATTATTTGATGGTTTAGAATTATCCTCAACAAGAACATATTCTGGCTTTACTGGAATATTTTCTTTTTGTTGAGCAGAATAAGCAGCATCAAATACCTTTTTAAAGTTAAGTTTGATTTCATTAACAATACTTGACTGTAATTGTTTAGATTCTTTGGCATTAAATATAAGTTCAGCTCGAAAATAAGAAATGTCTTCACTATCCTGAGAGTCATATTCTTCATTTGTTACATTTGCTTTATACTTCTCTGCTAGTTGAGAAAAATATGATTCTAAAGTTATTTGTAAAATAGAAATTAGCGGCCCTTCACTAGTTCCAGATGTGTTTTCTGTTTGGCTATACTTCTCAATAGGCCTTGAATAATAATCGTGTAATGTTGGACTTTTACCTTCATTTTCTACTCTTATACCTAATACCCAATATGACTCCATTTAATACTTAATTTTTTATCTACCGATGACAAGTTGATTATTTTCAATTTTAATTGGATCTTGAGGTCTTTCGTTAAATGTAGGTGGTAAAGAAAAATTCTCTTCCACATATTTTTTTCTACTATCATCTTTTCTTGTTGTTTTATTAACATTCAACAACTGAGCTCTTACATCATTGGTTTGTGCAAGTGATAATCTATAATCAGGTATTGCAGTTTCTGCTGCATAGAGGATCTCATCACCTTCCATTATATTTAATGGGTTGTCAATGTCGTTCAAACTTAATAGGAAATCAACATAGTCAGTCCTATTATAGAGTTCAAAACAAACTAAGTCAAGTCTCATAGTCTGTTCTGGTGTTACAATATGTTTTTGTAACAAAATAGTGGTATCTTTTCTAAAAGTAGGTTCAGCGAGATTGTAAAGATTATTTTGTTTACTATCTCTTACTAAACTGTCTAAATCATAAAATTTCATACTTTATTATTATTATTTTGATTTATCCTAAGTTACCTTCTATTCTGTTATTTTGCTCAGATTGAATTGCTCTTCTTTCATCATCTAGTTCACTAAGTCTTGGATCACCAGGAGGTAGGTTTGTTATTTCATTTAATATGTCGTTACTTCTGTTATTCAGAGTTTCATCATCAGCTGCTCTTATTTGACTTGATGACAAAGGCGAACTGGTTGGTGCTGGTAAAGATGTAGTAGCAGCAGGAACAGCAGCTGTTGGTAATGAATTATTATTAGCTGAATTAAGTGATGGATTGGTTTGTGGTTGATTCGTTATTTGTGGTTGTGTTGAATCGCCTTGCTTTGGCTGGGTAGCACTTTGTGGTTTACCTAAGTCTAAATATTCAGTTCCACCATTATCCTCAAATGTTACGGTATAGTCATCAGGTACTTGTCTAGTTGTTTCTGCTGGAGGTACACTATTATCGATTGTAGAACCTTCAATAATAGTATCTGGCGCCTCCACAAATGATTTATTAAATCTCACATAAGATCTTCCCTTACCAGTATTGAATCTATTAAATATTTCTTGTGCACCAAGAGGTCTTGCATTAGTTAATGTGAACTCAATTTTGATGTAAGAAGGTAAATCGTTAAAAGCCAAATTCTTACCAACAGACAAACTCACATCTGTACAAAGCATGTCACCTGAACTAAATATAGGTTTTTTTGGATTACCTATGGTAACATGCCAAGGAGTTGAAGGGCTACCAGTAAGAGCATTAGAAATACCAATTAATTTTATTCTATACTTTGATACAACGTGTCCTATAGTTGACGCAAAAGCTTTCTGAATAAAATTCAATATTGAATCTGCACTTGGGTTTTCTTCATCTTGTGGTGGGTCTATAAGTGCTTGAATCAACTCTTTACCGACTGTTGCTATAGCGTCCAATAAACTTGTCACAAATTTTCCAATCGCACTTGCTATAGCTCCTATGTCACCACTTATTAAATCCTTGATGATTTGAGCGGTGCCTGTACCAAATGCTGAACTGAATTGAAAAGCCGAATCTGATGTTCCGAAAGTCAACGCATTCTGAATTATATCCATATAAACAAGTGTTGGATCAACCCCATTTATGAATTTTTGTTCGTATTCCACACTCATCTTAATTGAAAATGAAGCTTTCAGACCAGAGTCAGCCTCTCCTTTACCAACAGTTTTTCTTTGTTTAGCTTGTCTAATAAGATTTGGATTACCAAGTGGTGAGTTACCAATACCGGCATCTGTAAGTCCCATGTTTTTCATAACTTGGTATTGTATACCTTCCATGAAACCAGGTAACGGAATTGCATTAAATGCCTTAGCTGCTGCACCTCCAAGACCAGATCCTTGATCACTTGATGCCTTGATATCCTTTCCTATGTCATTTAGAACTTCTTCAAATGAAGCTGATGCTTCAATCCATTCTTCTGAGTAATCAACTGAAATAAACTCATCACCATCTTTTACCCAAGAAATTAAAGTTGCAAGAGGTGTGGATTTTATAGCAGTCAAATCGTTTCCAACTCCTGATGCGAATCTTCTAGCAACTATTAACCTGTTGTTAGGAAATACGCCTACATTTTTTAGATAAGCAAAATCAGCAAATGTGAGCTTCATAGAATTATACTTACTAGTATAATCAACTATTGATGGTATAGATATGTCATATATTTCATCTTTATGTACATCGGTTGCATTTCTGATAGATGTGACGCTACCACTTTCTGTGTTAATTCCAGATGGAAAAGGACTAAATTGTCCACCACCGAATAAGGATTTTACAGCTTTAGATTTGACAACTTTATAGCTTCCAATCTTTGTTGAATTTGTGGTATTATCAAATGTAAGACCAAGTGGTGATGCCATCTTTAATTATGAGTATTTTAATGTATATATTAAACAATTAATAATCTCTAATTATTTGTGATGCATTAAATTTTGATAAGTTACTTAGAACGTCGTCTAATATCTGAGGTTCTTTTCTGAATTCGTTGTAGAAAATCAATACATTGAAATTATTGTCTTCTCCAAGTATTTTTTTGATGTTGATTAGTTTTTCTATTGAGAATTGACTTTCAAAGTCGGGAATGTAGTAGATGTCTTTATTCTTGTCTATTGCTTGTTGTATCTTCTGGAAGATAATTATTTTCAAATAAGTTTTTTCTTTATCAATGGTTATTTCTTCTTCTTCCATAATTTTTTTAATATCAATTATGTACTTATTTCTAACTCTATTGACTTTTATATACTTATCTAATTTCTTTCTTGTCTTAACATAGACACAAAAAAACTCCATTCCTTTCTTGTTTTTTAACTATTAAAGTATTTATATTTTTTTTACTCGGCCCTCCTTATATAAAACAAAAAACCACGACTAATCGTGGTTTTTTTGAAAATTTAATATATTTTATTTTTCTATAATATTACCATATTCATCTAATTCAGTTACATCAGAAGCACTAATGACCTTATTATCCATTTCCGGCTCAGGTCCTTTTCTTTCAGATGCTTCACCCCATTTTAATTTGATACTAAAAGGTACACCAGATAGATCTGAGATTATTTTGTTCTTAAACATATCAATAAACCTACAACCCTCATATGGACTAACTTCACAAGTTCCAAAAATATTAGAAACACTACCGATACCACCGTGACCACCAGAAACAGTTATTTCATCTTGACCGATTGATGTATCAGGATCATAGTAGCCAAAGTGTTTTTTGAAATTACTTAATAAACTAGTCATATATTCTCCTAAATCGTCTACTACCTTACCACTCTTTAATTTAGGTAAGTCTTTTGTCTCTGAAATCTTTTTATAAGCACAAACTTGAAGTGTTCCACCATATTGTAATAATATGAATTTAGGTTCAGCAGGTATTAATCCTTTTTGAAAATCTGCTTCAATAATACTTCTTGCTCTTAGTGCATTTGCCCAAGTTCCAGTTGGTATGAAAGCCAAATCTCCAATTATCTGATAACCATCTAGTCTAATACTCTCACCTCTTTGAAATGCTGTCAAAAACTCATTCTGTGATCTATAAATTTTCTTCATTCTATCTACACCAGTGGTTCTTCTTTGCATAGTTTGTAATCTCCACTCTGAATCTGCTTTGAATTCTTTTGGTAGACCTTTCATTGGACCAGCTGTATATAAGTTATGAGCTGGATATACTTTACTCATTATAGTAAAAATAGAGTATATAGAAGCATCTTTACAATTGTGAATTACTGAAATAAGTGTTTTTGTATCAGATCTTTTCAAAAATTGATTGAATGCTGCTGCAAACTCTAATCTAATATTCTTAGACTTTTTAATTTCAGACAAGTCATAACTAAGTAATCTCTGCCAAGAAACTTCATAATCTTGATATTTTGCTGCATCAATCATATCGATGACTTCAACTGTCAAACTATCTTGTGGTATTCCCAATGCAATACAAACTGCTTCATAAGCTGAAGAAGTTGCTTTTTTCTGAACTGGTGACTTTTTATATTTTTCTAGTTCTTCTGCACTAAAAAGACCGTGATGGTCAAGATAATAGTCAATCATCTCATCTCTTTCATCACCTGGCATATTTGCAAAGTCTAATACGATGTTAATAAGATTGGGATCTAATGTAGTGTATTTCCAACCTTCGGAATAATTTAATATTCCATATTTTACAATTTCAAATCCTTTGTTTAACAACCATTTTTTCATCTCGACAGCACAAAATATACCATCCATATCATCGTGAGTGTATAAAGCTACTTTTTTACCATCTTTGCCTTTAGATAACCAATACTCTTCTTTTATTGGCAATCTTGGGGCGGCTTCCTCTTTGATTAATCCCCAGTTGTTAAATTTTTCTACTTTCATAACTTATATATTAATTTGTAAACAATTATTTTTTGAAGGCTTTGATAACACCTTGGTCTTTTTTAATATCATATCTATCATCATCAAATGTTGTATCAAAGAAATTACCATCTTCTTGAACTATTTTAGTTTCTGAGCTAATATTTGCATATGGACCAAGTTTACCACTTCTAAATACACCACCATACATATCTGCATTTAAATAACCATTCATAAAGAAACAATCTTTTAGTTCTGATGATTCAACCGAACAGTTAAGAACTTTTGTCTTCGTTAATTCCGATCCGTGAACTTTTGACTTTATTATTTGTGAGTTGGTTATGTCTGAGTTGATAAAATGACAGTTTTCAAAAATACCATCACTGATTGTGCAATTTATAAAATCATAATTTGATATATTTTGAGTTGATTTAATATTTCCATCAATAATCTCAACTCTCTGAGTAGATGTTACATAGTTTATTATACAATCTTTAAGAGAATCTGTAGAATCTAAAAGTGTGTATAACTTACTATAGACTCTATCATAATAAGCGTTTACAATATCATATCCATAGTTTTGGTCAATCTGTAAAGAGATACTTGGAAAGTCTACGATAAAACTATCGTATTTAGAGAAATTTTTGAAGTTAGTGATATTTTCATCTAAATACTTCTCTAAATCTTGAATGTCTTCATTCGTAAATCCAGCGTCAATTGACGAATAAACATCGAGTATAAATCTATCTAAGAAGTAATTTATTTGACCAATGTTCTTCTCATAGTCTTTGCCTCCAATATATCTGAATTCTAATCTCTGAGTTTGTTTCGGATTATTTATATGCAAGAAATTCACACCATAATACTTATCATTTGGTAGTCTTAGATTATTTTTGACTACATCAATACCAATATTATTAAAATCATAGTCTTTGAAAGGAATAACTTTCTTTATAGTTTTAGCATAAACATTGTTTTTTCTTGATGGGTAAACTCTATAAATCTCATCTTCATCAACACTTAGAATCAACTTTAATACATTCAGATCGTTTAGATTTTTGTCTGCTTCATCTATAAATGATATATTGAAGTGTATTGAACATTTTTCATTTGTAAATCCATATTCTTGTATAAATTTCAAAATTTTTACTAAGAAATATTTTGCTTCAAAATATTGTAAAGGTCCAGTTACTAACTCAACCATGTTTGCACCACCCGATAAATCTGGTTCAATTTTGAAATTCTGTGAGTCAGGTGTAAAATCTGAGTGGTATTGTCTAAATCCCCAGACTTTTACTGGTGATAGATATTGATTCAACAATTCCATAGTTTTATAGTAAGATAAATCTTTCATAAAAAACTCGAACTCAAAACCTATTTTAGCTAACTTTAGAATATCAGAATTATTGATAAAGGTCTCAGAATACTTTTTCATAGTTCTATATATTAAAAATGTATTATTAATTTGATTTTGGTAATCAAGATAATTTTACTATCTTTGTATCTATGAAGATCACAAAAGACATAATTATAGGTAATTTAGAAAAAATAGAGAAAATTAAAGAATTCTATCCAATTTTGAAGGATTTTTCTTTATGCTTAGAACAAGAGATAAGAGACTCGAAGTTTGATATACTTAAAAGAGAGTGTCAAAACTACGGTTTATCAATCTATATGGACTTCATTGAATTTTGTATTTATACACAGAAAAGAAATCAACAGGTATACTACACTGATAAAATTAAAGTTAAAGACTTTCAATCTGTTCTTGTTGAGAACTCTAAAGATGATTTTGCTAAAAAATCGCTAAAGAATAAGAGTGTAAAATCTTTTGGCAATCTAATAAATTCAAAAAGATGGGATCTTTTAACTAATAGATCTCGTAAGCGTAGTAGATGGCACTATAGTGATAACTTGGTTTTAAGCTCTCCGATTATTGCTAATTTTGTCATTCAAAACGAAATAGAAGTCGAAGAATACCACCGTATATGCAATTGGTATATAAACTCTCTACCCGAACCCGATAACTCAATTAAATTTGAAATACAAAAAACACAAGATATTGTTTCTTTCATCACTCAACAACTCAACGATTCGAAGTCTGATTTTCTTAAAATTAATTATGACAATCTCATTCAAAGAATTGGAAACGAACTAAGATCTAAAATGTTGGAAATTGAACCAGGAGAAAAAATCAAGTGTATTGAATTGCCAAATAACTTTGGTGAGTTAACAATAAATTCATATTACAATTTAATTTCCAAAAGTTTAGAAAATGGCGTTCTTAAAGTAGTTATTATGAATGATAAAGGTAGATCTCAAAAGTATAACTTTAGATACTTTGATAGTGTTAAAGAAGTAAGAAATTCTCTTTTAGATGATCTTTTAACTAACCTTTAATAGTTTCGTTCTTCCTGTTTCTAAAAATAAATATTCAACTATTAATGATCTTCCTTCCTTAAATAAGGAACAAATTTTTAGATCTTCATCTTGAATATTCTTATTTATCAAAATTGTAGTTGAGTCATAGTTTCCAAAATATACTACTGACTCATCTTCATCTGGATTTAAATAGACTTGTATTTCATCTAATTTCCCAACATTGAATATCAAAGAATCTTCTTTCATGTTTGAAGGTTGAAACCATTCTGAGTCGACAATTATTTCATATAAGAATGTTGGCACAATGATCCAAGAACAATCTTTTCCTAATTCTATGATATGTTGTGTAAGTTTTTCGTCGGTGTTCGGATTGAAAATTCTTTTGAAAAAACTTTGTTTGAAAAAATCATATTCAAAAGTTTGTATGTTCTTAAAGGACTTTAGTTCATTTATGAATATTTGATTAATATCAGATGATATACACTCACAAGTTGATTTATTACTCGATATTGTGTTACTAATTGGAAGATCTGATATAACTACAGAATTATGTTTGTGTTTTTTAATAATGAGTCTGTGTTGTTTAAGTTTATAATCAATAGTTTCATTTATGTGTCTCACAGCATCATGGTCTTTAATAGTCTTTGATACTTCTATTTGACCTATAGATTCTTCAACACAATGTGTTTCAACCAATTGATTGATTATTGTTAAATTACAGACTTCGCTGAGTAAATCTAACTGAGCTGATTTATTAGACATAAATTAAATTTCGTTTGACCTTTTATTTAATATTTCAGACAATAGTAATAGTTTACTTTTTTTATCATTATCCAATTCTTTTTCAGAAAGCTTTTCCGAAATGATTGACTTTAGTTGAATTTTCTCCTTAGATACTAATCTCTCTGAATACATTTCTGCAATTTCACTAAAATTATCATTCTCTAAATAAGAATTTATAAAATTTTTAACACTTTTGACTTCTGTTACCTTTTCAACTAAAAGATTATTAGATTCTTTTTCTGTTTCAAGTTGATTTATTTTATTGTCAATAGTTTCCCAATCTTTGTTATTTTGTTTTAATGATTCTAAAGCCTTTATCTGATTCATCAAGTTTTCATCTGCCATAAAATCTAAAAGAGCATCGGCAAACATTTCTTTTCCAACAATTTTCACTGATGTGTTTAACAAATCTCTATGAGCTGATCCATAAGATTGAATAGTTAAAAAATCATCAATCAATTTGAAAATTTTAGACTTTACTGCAACAATCTGTTGGTCTTTCTTATTATTAACTTTTGGTTCTTCATTGACTTCGAAGCCAGAAACCTTACTAAATTTTTTCATTTGAATTAAAATTTTATATTTCCAGTATATATTAAAAAAGAAAACCTCACAATGTGAGGTCTTTCTGTGATTTATAAACGATCTTTGTAATCTTGAACATCATTTCTGACTTCTTCAGCCGTTCTTCTTAGAATCTGCATAAACTTTCTTACTCTAGTTCCTGCGGTTTTATTTCCTTTGATAAAGAACTTTTCAAAATCATCCTTTAGTCTTACTTTTTTACCATCAATATCAATCTCTTCAGTTAGAACTTTCAATAGGTAATCATACTTGTCCAAGTATTCCATATTCTCTTTAGACATAATTTTATTTTATTTTTGAAGTATATATTGATTTTTTCAATTTTCCCTCATTTTAAAATAAAAAGAGAGAGTTAAACTCTCTCTTTTACTTATTTTTCTTTTCTTTCAATCTTTGATTTACTCGAAGGTGATACTCTCTTCTTTGGAGCTTTCTTAACTTCTTTTGTAGCTACTTTTTTTGTCGGTTTTGATTCACCTTCAACTTCTTTTTCGTAATTTTCCTTTATTTCTTTAGCATCTTCTTCTGATAGACCAATATAATAATAAGGATAACTTCCATATTTAGGAACTTTTACATTAATACTTTTAATCTCTTTACAAGATGTAATAGCATTTGCTACTTGCTCACTCTTAAAGTCATCTTTTAGTGACTTGATAATAGTCGAAAGTGAATATAGACTTTTTTCATTTGGCCAACCTTTACCTGTTTCGACTTTAGAATCTTTTTTAATGAACTCTATAACTGCAGTTTCGATCTCGGCTTTACTCTTTCTTGCTTCTAAAATTAAGAAATCGTTATAATTTGCTATTTTCATTTTGAATACTATATTTTGATATTATATATTAATTGCGAAATTCACAAATTAATCTATATTAAAGTGATTCTTCAAAATTTCTTGAGCATTTTCTTTACTTTTTGAAATATACTTAGTGCTACCTGATGACTTTATGATTCCAAGAGAATTGAACAACTTGTTCAAATCAGTAATGTCTTTATTCAGTAAAATAATACCATTTACTTTACACAAGTCTTGAAGAGTTTTTCCACTTGGTAGTTTGTCATTTATTTTAGTATCAGTGTTGTAAATTATGTCTAAGACTTTATTGTAATTATACCACTTTTGAAAGTTAACATCATTTTCAATTTTCTTTTTGAATTCATCATATGATCTGAACTTATAATATTCATTAAAATAAACTCCAGTTAAGATAACAAGTTCTATAAGAGTAGAGATGATGACAAAGAATAAAGAGTTGTCTTCATTTTCTGACTTCTTTTCTTCTCCTTCTGTTTTAGTTTGTTCTTCAAAATCAGAAACTTCTTTCTGTAATTCACTATTTAACAAAGCGATCTTGTCTTCGAGGGATTTAATTTCTTCTTTTAATTCAACTTTCTCGGATTTTAAATCTTTAACTCTATTTTTCTGTTGTGATGTTAATCGCTCAGAACTTTCAATTTGTGTTTGTTCTTTATCCTTATCTTCAATTTTAGTTTTGTTATTGGCAATTTGACTTTCAACTTCTGTAATCTTAGTTGAGTATAAAGCTTTTAAACTATCCTCATAATTCTTAATATCTACTGTTACTTCTTTTTCAATCTCCTTAGACTTACTTGAGAATTCGGCAGCACCTTTAATTGACGCATAGAAAGAAATAGAAACAATTACTAAACTAACAATAGCTAGTGGCAAAACATCTTTGCTGAATAAACTTTTAATTTTTATTTGTTGAAGACTGAATTTGTCAAATATTTCTCTTTTTAGAAGTTCTAAGCCACCCAATAAAATAACACTAGACACACCAACGAGTATTGTATTATCCGTTATGGCACCAGATAGAATTTTAGATACCAAAAAGTAAGCCAAGAAAATTGAGGCAAAATGTCCAAATATGGACAGTATAAACATTACTTTGTTTATATTTTTGAAGCTTTTATTAAAGTCTTGTTCTTTAATTTTTTCTTCAAGTTTTTTAAATTCACTTATTTTCATCTTCATTAATTATTTTTCCAAGAATTCTTTCTTTCCAAGAAAGCTTTCTTTTTAGAAGAATACTATGTTCTTCTTGAATTTTTACATTAGAAATCTGTAACTCGTTTATGATTCGATCTTTATCAGTTTCAAGTTGACTTATTTCCCTACTCTTTAGATCAATCTGACCTTTGTGAAAATCGTTTTTACTATTTAATACTCTATAATAGTTTCTAAACTTAAATAATAGAAATTTTAGCTCTTCTGGTGTCAATCCTTCATTGAACTCAGATGTCATCAAATATTCTAAAATTGCTTCTTCTGTCAAATTATTAATCATGATTACTATATATTAATTGAATCCAATCTCAGTAATTGGTTCTTTAGTTTTATTGTTTCTTAAAACATCCACAACTCTTTGTGAAGATTTGAACTTATTTTTTTGACCTAAATGTTTGCATAACTCATCTACTTTGTCGGCCTCTAATCTTTTTATTTCAATTATCTTTCCAATATTATTACACTGAAGAAGATTTTCATCTATTTCATCAATGTTGTCGACATTAACACTACATAAAATATGAAGTTTTAAATCATCTGACTGAAATCCATCAACTAGTTGTAATAGATTGTTTATGAAATAAGTTGATTTTGAGTTCAATAAATAGTTATCTAAATCTTCAATTACTAAAATTGAATTAGAGTGACTTGTAATGAAATTTCGGAAGTCAGGATTGTTGATTGTACTTTCTATCAGATTTAATGGAATAAAAATAACATTCTTTTTAATCTTTGAACTTATGTAATTAAGTAGCGTTGTCTTACCGTTACCTCTATCACCAAAAACTAAGCTTAAACTTTTTGATTTTTTCTTTAGTATTTTAATTAGTTTATCTGACTCTTTAATAGTATCATCATTATAGTAGAAATCAATATTATCATAGTCAGCTTGTATTAGTGATATAGAAAGAGTATCTAAACCATTTGGTGTAAATGTTACAGCAGAAACTTTTGATTCCTCTACTTCTTCAGACTCTTCTACAACAGAGAAGTTGTTTAACTCATTTATCAAATCATTTATCTTAGATATCTCGATTGAACTTGAGTAGATAATTGATACATCTGTTATTAAACTTTCTTCTAATGTTGACATTTTATCAACTTCTACATATGAGATGAAAATGAAATCATCATATTTCAAAAGTCTTCTCTCGTTTATTACGAATTCACCAGATTGAGAACGAGCAATATCAGAGAAAGAAGATTCAATTTTAACTTCTTTATTACTAATGAATTCAGTAAATGACTTTGAGTCAAAGTTGTCAAATATATTTAGTCTGTTGGGTCTTTCTTTGAATATATGCCAACAGTATAAGTAATCATTTAAGTTATGATCTTCTTTATCAATATTGATATTTAGTTTAGTATTCAATTTTTTTAATTTTTTTATTTATATATAGACTTACACAAAATGTTTATACAATGAAAAACAAACAAATTAACTCTATCTTAACTGTTGATAAATATCTTACTCTGTGTAAACACGATAAAGAAAAATCTGATAAGATCAGAAGTTATTTGAATCTCAAAATAAAAAAGGCGTTAGAAAATAATCTAACACCTTCTAAAAAGTCAAGTCTACTCGATCTTATATTTGTGGTCCTGTAACAGTCTCAGTTGAATTAGTATCTAATCCTAGATTTGGTCCTTCAAATCCTGGCATAGACATTACCGGAGCATCGAATGATCCTTTTTCTTTCTCTTGTTCGATCAATTTCATCAACATTTCTTGTTGAGCTTTTTGCATTTTTCTTTTTTCATGTTTGATTCTTTCGTTTCTCAACATTACTTTTCTACGGTGCTCTTTGGCTTTTTTACCTTTACTCATTATTATAAATTTATTAAATTTTGACTTTATATACTTTTTTAAAATAAAAGTTGGTTTATTTTCTAAAATTTAGATAGCGAATTCTTTTTTGTTTTAAAATGAAAATATATAAGTCATAAAAAAATATTTATATTATGAAACTACTGAAATCCGTCCTTTCGGTGGTAATCTTGACATTGTTGTCTACATTACCAGTTTCACTTTACTCACAAAGTGGACCACCTGCGCCAAGTAATGGCATTTGGGCTATTATCGATACTAACTATACAGTTGGTACTACTAATCAAGGCCAAACAGTTGCTTTGATAACCCTACAAAATACTACAACTACTTTAACAACAGGTACTCAGTTTAGAGTGTTCTATGATAACACAGCTTTTACATCTTGTAGTGTAAATTTAGTTGGGTCTTCATCGAATCTTTATTTACAATATGTAGACAACAATGCTCAAGGTTATATAACAATTACTTTAGTTTATACCGGTAATAGTAGCACTTTTAGTTTATCAAATGGAGAAACATTCCAATTGACCTTTGAGCATGTTGAGAGTTCTATATTTACAAATATAACAAGTATAAACAATCTTAGTTGGACGACTTTAATACCAACTAATAACTACACAAGTTATGTTGCGACTCAACCAGGTTTCGATCTACCTCTTAGTTTACATAATTATGGTGGTAACTTTCTTTTACACACTTTGAATTTTTCAGGCACATTCACAAATGTTACTGGATCTGGTGCTAAGAATTTATCTGTTGCTTTAGAAAAGAAACCAAAAACAGGTAGCGTTTGGTCTATACATGATACATACACTACAAATGTAGATGGTTATTTTTCTTTTAATGAATCAATCGATACCACATTCTTTGATGTAAGGATTTCAGTTCAAGGAGACACTATGAATGTTGGTAATGTAATTTCAACTGCAGATGCTGAGTTGATCAATCAATGGGTTTTAGGCACATCTAATCCATCTGGATTTGATTTTTACAGTGCTGATGTGAACTCAAGTAACAATGTAACCATTAGTGATGCTTATGGCGTATTTGGTAGAATTGCTGGTAGATTTACAACTTGGCCTAACTCTACATCTGATATAAAGTTTTTTACACAAACAGAGTTTAATACTATTACTACAAATCCAACAAATAACTATACATCTTCTATATCAGGTGTTACAAACTTTGTGTATAATATTTTACCTGGTCAACCAAGTTCAGTTCAATTTTATGTTTTAGTTCCTGGTGATGCAAATGGTACTGGTTTCCACATGGCTCGTTTGACACCAATAAATGTTGAAGTAAACCACCCAGAATATCCATCAGCAACAGAGAATGTTATTGATTTAAGAGTTCAGTACGATTTTCCAACATCTGATATAGAAATAAATATGCCGAGTCTCACTGTTAGTGAAGGAAACTTAGTTGAAGTACCAGTTAAAGTTTTAACTAATGGTGAACAAGTATCTTCTTTACAACTTGCTGTAATGTATAATCCTGAAATTCTTGAGTTCAAAGATATTTTGAATTCTGAGAAAACTATGATGTGGTTGACATTCTTAAATACTAGAGATAATACTATTGAATGGGGTGGATATGACCCAACAGCTGAACTAGAGTATTTAGTTAATAATGATGATCAAATCTTTACACTAAGATTTTTAGCTAAACAACCTCAAAGTGACTGGGATTTTTCACCATTATTTACAACAAGAAAGTTCTCAGGAAATGAATTTTCAAAAGATTTAAATATTAACCCTTCAAATGGTGTTGTGGTTGTCACTAAAGTTGCTGGTCAGAACGATCAAGTTTTTCAAGTTTATCCAAATCCAACAACTGGAGAGATAACATTGGAGTTTGAAGTAAAAAATGCAGGAGCGGTCTTGATTTATATTTCAGATCCGAACGGTGTCACTAATCAGATGATTATAAATCAGGATATGCCAGCTGGTAAATATATCTATCAAGATAATATATCGAATTTTTCAAGTGGTTTGTACTTTGCAAATATGAAAGCTAATTCACAATCACAAACTTGTAAAATAATAAAAAAATAAATTAAAATTATGTCAGAAGAAACACAAGAGACAAACGATGGTACTTGGTCAGGTCTAAAAAAGACTATCATTGGTACTTTAACAACAGTAATCGCCGGAGGCGGAGTATGGATCTCAACAACCCTATTCGGTGGACACTCAGATGATGAAGAATCTACTAAGACTGAACAAGTACAACCAGCTCCTGCTCCAGTAGTTGTAAATGTTCAACAAAATCAAGAGAACACACAACAACAAAAATCCGGTGGTACAACAACAATCATCAAAGAAACTGTTGTTGAAAAGCCAGTAGAGAAAAAGCAAGAGAAAAAAAGTGAGACCGAAGATTCTCCTTGGTAAAAAAATAAATTAAAACTATGTCAAAATTCAAAAGAACAGTATTCGGAGAAACTGGATATGTAAAAGTAGAGGATAAAAATAGATTCTACTATATGTTACAACAAATGCAAGCTAACAGATGGAGAATCACGGTAATTGTATTATTTCTATTCTTCTTCATAATAGCTGGTATAAACTCAGCAGTATTTTTCAGTGTGGAAATACAAGAGAACTGGAAAGAAATGTTACTTATATTATTAGGTGCATTTGTTGGTAACTTAAATAAAGTTGTTGATTATTGGTTCAATTCAGAAGACAGAGATAAAATGTTGATTCAGAAAGTTGACGAAGAAGACGGTAACAGTCTATCAAATGTTGCTGAATACACTTCACCTAAGACACCAACTCCACCAACATCTCAGGCATCTTATGTACCAACACCTTCTGAATCTACAGTAGTGAATGAGCCAACTCAAGAGACAAATACATTTGTTGAAGAGAATACTACTGACACATATGTAGAAGAAGAGCCTAACTATCAAGAACCTAGAGACTTCAGTGGTGATGTAACAGATGAAGAACAAAATTAATTAATAAAATGAAAAAATTAGGCTTACTCTTAATTTATATGATTTTTTCAATAGCTAGTATTGCTCAGCCTGTCGGTAGTGTTAAGACTGAGCAATACCAAGCTGCTTTTGAGAAACAACAATCTATAGATGTGGTATCAGACTATACTGATTCAATAGTTATTCCAATTCAATTATTAAAAATCGGAATCAATGAAGAGTTATATTCAATGTACCCAGAATTGAAAGACAAAAGAGTTGGTCTTGGTGTTACAAACATAGTACTTGAGTATTTAGAATATACTGGTAGATTTGTTTTCACTGAAGATAAACTTGAAATAAAAGAAAGAATGGTCAATCAATTCAAAGCATCTGATAAAGGATTCACCGAAAATAAAGTTGATGGTAGAGGTAAAATAAAACTTGCTGAATACTTTGTTTATATTGAAGTTTATGACTTTTCGGTCTCAGAGGATGAGGTTGTAAAGATAAATGGCGAATCGAAGACTACACAGACAACTAGATTGGGTCTACAAGTAAAATTTGTTGATGCTGAAACTGGAGAAGTAATAGTTGGTTCTGGATTAGGTGAAGCTAGTACAATTAAAACTGCTTCAATATTAGATGGAGTAGATGACACAGAAGTAAAGTTCAATCAATCAACTATTGGTATAACTACGAAAAAGTCACTTGAGACGGCTTCTTCGAGAATAGTTTCAAGAATGATCAAAAAAGGTATTTTTAGGTCATAATGTTATATGAGAAATTCAAAAGAAAAAATAGTAAGGTAATAGGCGTATTAATTACCTTACTATTTTCTTTTTTAAATTTCACCACTTTTTCACAATCAACATTTCAATATTCTTATATCGATCCTTGTACCGGTGTCAAGAAAACTCTAAGTGTACCCAGTAATGGAATAACAGTCTCTTACTATGGTCAGATTCAAACATTTCAATCAAATGACTTCTACAATGGATCATTTGAGAATTGGGCAGATGATGTTTATAATTCATTTGGTGGTAATAATCCTTGTGCGAGTATTGTAGGACTACCTACTGCTATAAATATTGGACAAACCACAGCACTTAATTTCATAAGTATATTAAACTCACTCTCAGCGGTTCAAGACGCCGCTAATATGAGAAATAGTAGCATGAATCTTTTAGATGCCACATTGAATGGTACTAGTAAAAGTGAAGAATCAAAAAAGAAAAATAACGAAAGTCAAAATACCGGGATTGAGATGAGTGGTGATTCAGATAACAAAAATAATAACATCAATCAACAATCAAATTCAACAAATCAGAGTAGCTCAAATTCGAGTAATTCACAACAATCTAGTAACTCAAATTCTACTAATAATAGTTCGAATAATCAAAATACAACGACTAATAACACTAATCAAACTACAAATAGTCAACAAAATAGTAATTTACAGACTAATAATCAATCTGGTAGTCAAAATTCTAATAATAATCAAACTAATAACCAAACTAATAATCAGAGTAATAATCAGACCGTTAATACTCAAAATCCTAACAACAACCAAACTAATAATCAGAGTAATAATCAGACCAGTAATACTCAAAATCCTAATAATAATCAAACAACTGTTAATGGTAATCAGTCATCGAATAACTCTTCAAATTCATTAAATACCAATACTAATCAGCAGTCGAATAATACATCATCTCAAAGTAACTCATCAAATACTAATACTCAATCATCTCAGAATTCTGCTAACAATACAAACAACCAGTCACCTCAAAATAATTCATCAACTGCAAATAACAATTCAACATCTCAGAATCCGAATAATTCTTCAAATACTAATAACAATCAGTCATCAGAAAATAGTTCGAATACGACAAACTCTAATAATGGAACATCTCAGAATGGTGAACTAAAGAAAAGTGAACAATTACCCGGTGACAATACAACAGAAAACAAAGCTGAAGAAAAAGGTGGTGGATCCGTGAATGTTGTTGGTAATTCAGTTAACTCTGTCGAAAAGTCAACATCAAATAATGGTAAACCTACTGTTATCTTGGCTAGTGATTATGCTGGATTCAATTTTCAAAATAATGATATAAAATATGGAACAAAAATCTCTGGCGGTTATACATCTATGAGATGGGATGGACTTAAAGTTCATGGCATTATGGCTGATTATACTAGCTCAATTAAAGGTCCAAATGTTATGGGATTTTATGCAAACTTAACTGAAAAAAGAATTGATCTTGCTTGTACATCAGTTACATTTGGATTAGATGCGAAGAAGTCTATATATGGAACCCTAGCAATTGGTCAAATGTGGAAGTTTCAGAAACCACAAAATTTAAAATTAGTTTATTTAGTTACCACCTCTTATGGGAATGTTTATGAAAATAAATTTATTGGTACTGCTTTTATAGCAGGATCCATGTATGATTGGAAAGTCAATCAGAGATTTGATGTAAAACTTATTGGACTTTATGTATATGCACCTTATGTAAAATATTATAATGATATTCTTCTAAAATCACCTCATGTTATTTTACCTATTGTTGGAACGAATATTTCAATTACAAAGACATTTAAATTTAATATAAATATAGGAGGAGCATATGCTATTAAAGAAAATGTTCTAAACTACACAATATTAATGGGCACAAGATTTATACTTTAATTATGAAAATACTAAATTTATTACTTCTTTTATTACTTCACTCAATAGTTTTTTCACAAAATTTAAACTATTCTGGATATATTTACAATCAGGATGGTGTTGGTGTATCAGGTATACCAGTAAAAATATACAAAAGAACCACATCTAATCTGACTGGATTTACAGCTCAAACAAACTATAACGGACACTCATACTATCGTTCAACAACAACTAATACTTGGACTAATTCCAAGACAATCTGTGAGTCCATGAATGGTCATCTAGCCACTATCTCAGATGCAAGTGAAAACTCATTCTTATTCAATACTTGGCCCTCTGGTTGGATAGGATATTCACAAGATGTCACATCAGACTACTACTCTGAGCCAAGTGGTGGATGGTCATGGACAGAATCTGATGTAACTAGAGGAAAAGTAGCTGATTATGATTTCAGTGTAAATAGATCTTACAGTGGTAGTGGTACTGTTGTTAATAACTTATCAGGTACAGTTCACGCCGATCTCTTTAGAAGTCAAACAAATGGATATGGATACTCAACCTTATTAGGAGACTTTATGTTCTTCAATACTGGTGGTGCAGCTAATCCACAAGGATATATGGCTACTAGAAATTTAGCCGCAAATTTTCCAGTATCATCTAAAGATCTTACTCTAAACATTTGGGTACTTGCTTGGGGTAACGGCGTAATAGTCTCAGAAAGAGGAGCACAATCAATCAATTCCGGTTGGCATGATTCAAACATCGAAGTCACTGGTTCAAATGGAACGACAGCAACTCTAAGACTTGGTCTTTGGAATGGTAGTGGTATTAGTCAAATATCAACAACGATTTCGGTGGGAAGTTGGAACATGGTAACATTAACATATTCTGGTACAACTCTTAAAGGATATCTTAATGGTATTTATTTCTCACAAGTTGCCTTTTCAAGACAAACACCATATGCAAATGGAAACGGTTTACATTATTTCTTAGCTGGTTCTGATGTTACAAATATGGGATCTGGTTTATTTTTTGACGGTAGAATAGGTAGATTTGAGGTACACAATGTCGCTCTTACTGATGATGAAATTAAAAGAGTATTCATGAAATCACAAGCTCGATTTGGAAGAACTATTTATAATAACTGGAACGGAGGAGAACCAAACAACTCAGGAGGTGAAAATTACGCACAGTTTGTTGGTGGTGGTCTTTGGAACGATCTACCAGATTATGTATCATTAAACTATGTTATAGAATTTGATAATATCATAACGACTAGTTCTTGGATACTTGATGAAACAGTCTATACAGATTTGACTGGTAAATACACAATCAGTAAACCAAGTAATCCTATGACAGAATATTATTTTGAAATTTCGAATCTTACGATTGACAAACCATCAGTCTTAGATTTTCAATCTACATCTTCTATTGTCTTAGGATCAATAAATCCTACATCTAAATCATTTTATCTATTTGATGTCAACAATGATGGTAAGATTAGTGTAAGTGATAGTTATTACATTTATGCAAGAATAAATGATAGATTCACTAGCTGGATAAGTCCTTTACCTAACTATAGAATATTTACTACATCTGAGTGGTCTACAATACAAAATAGTAATACAGATCTCAGAAATACAATACCTGGGTCACAAACAGTAACAATACAATCACCAGTTAATAACGGAACTACTAATTTTTACCTAATAAAAACTGGAAAACAAAATTAACAAATAGAAATGAAAAAAATTATTTTATCAATCTTAGTTATCTTAATTACAAATATATTTTATGCACAAGATTGTGTTTTTATTGACACAGTTTATTCTACTGCCAAGGTTAAAGAACTTGGCAACAGGAACATCTGTTTCGGTATTAAGCAAATGGCTGAAGATGAGCTGTCAAACAAATATTGCTTATCAGATGATGGTTCTCCAATTAAAATTGAAGTTTTCTACTTTGGTGTTCCTAAAAAATCTTTAAGAATAGGTGGCATGGAAAAAACAAATCAAATAACTCAGGTTGGTATTAGGTTCTATCACAAAGATCAGATATATGAAGGTATAGGAGAATCAGATACAGAAGTCAGAGCTTCATTTATTGAATTAACAGATGGAAAAGTTCCATTTTCTAAAACTACTGTTTCATCGGCAATCAAAAAAGGAGTTCAAGAATGTATATCAAAAATGCCATAATTTTAATTTTATTACTTAATACACTTAATTTATTCTCACAAATAAAGATAAGTGATGTCAGTAATTACAAGCAAAAAGTCGATAGTGCTCTCTACCTAATAAAGAGATATGACGAGGTAAAATATAATATGGTTGTGAAGTATTGCAAGAATATCGATTATATAATTGGCACTTCTTCAACAACATTTCCTCCAAATACGATTGTTATAAATACAAAAGACCTGAAGATTAATTCAATAACAAATATATCATCTTTAATTGTACATGAATCATATCACCTTTTTGTGTACAATGAAAAAATATTGATTGATCCGAAATTAGAAGAATTTAGAGCTTATAACTATGAATTAGATTTCTTAAATCAATTACCAGTTGTTGAGCCTTGGATTATAAGACATGTTGAAAAAATGATAGAGGTCTATCGTTAAAAGTTATAAACAAATTGCAGGTTTTTATTCTCATCTACCCATTTTTGTAACTCTTCGTAGTTCAAATCTCTAATATCTCTACCATCAGGTGTCTTAATTTCATAAGCAAAGTTGTACTCTTTATTTGAATTTTCTTCACTGTTTGGATCTTTATAATTACCTGATAGTAAATCCAAAATATCTTTTGGACTCATATTTTCTGCTAAATTAAAATCTCT